ACCAATCTGCAAGCTCTGGATATTTTTATTTATTTAATTTATTTTTCATTATCGTTCCCATTACTACAACAATGCTTAAGTGGCTATGAACTACTATATCAATAGCACTCATTTCAAATGGATATGGAAAACTACTATCAACTGCAAGATCACCTGCTGTTGCAATTTGTGCATTGCCTGGTATAATTGTAGCGTTGATATCTCCAGTTACTAGAGGACTTATTTCAACTTCATTGATGTGTGCAAAAAGTGTTGGCCAATAACCACCACTTTGTGTAATTGTGTTTACAAACTTTGTAATTCCATGCCAGTTATTTGGTCCACTTTGACTTGCATTACTTGAATAACCCCAAGGTATTCTATCACTGTAAACAGGATCTTCTTGATTAAAAGGATCACTATAACTTGGTGCTGTTAAATAAAACTCTCCGTAACTTTGTGTATTAGTAGTAACACCGTTGCCTAATGTATGTGGCATTGGTGATATTTGTACATCTATACTGCTATTAGCATCATAGCTTGTACCCCATAATGCGTTAAATGCTTGATAATTCAATGGTGTACTGTTAACTGTGTTAGCGGCACTTTTTGTCCATAAACGGAAAGTATAAGGTGCGTTAATAACATCTTCATACACTCCAAGTGTAACAACAAATGCTGGTGCACCTGTTCCGTGTCCTGTAAAACTCCAACTAGTACATGCTTGAGGATCAGTACATGTTGCTTCTGCATATTCTGGTACTGTCCAGTTATTGCTTCCATCTTTGCTGTGTAAATTTAATACACCATAATCATCAAAACTCATTCTGTAATCATCTAAGTTTGTTCCTGGTTTCCAAATTACAACGTTCATATTTGGTGCACCTGATTTTGGATAAAAACCTGGTCCACTAGGATTACTTGGTGCAGGAAACAAATGGTCCCACTGTTGCCAAGTGCTAGAATCTTTGGTTAAAAAACTACCTGCATTTACACCGCTTTGGTTATTAAATGTTAGTGTTTCTGTTTTAGGATCTAATACTGGATAACCTTCTTGTGTATAAACAATTTCAGCATCATCTGGTGTAAGTCCATCACTTTCATATGTAATGTTATCAAATTTAAATCCATCAAATATTTTTAAGTTGTGCCAAGCTTCATCATCAAATTGTCTCCATCTTGAACCTGTGTTGCTTATTACACTCCATTGATATCTAAGTGTAGGACTGTTGATAACATCTTCAATTACTGGGTGAAAGAAATGCATTCTTGGTTTATCATTGTTGAAATCCATAAAGTTATATTGATTGAATATGCTCCAATCAGTTAAGAAGTTACTTTGAGTTGATTGATATTCTACTTGCACACCACTTGTTGCACCTGGAAATGCTGTGCTTGGCATAGCGTTTGCATTTATGTATTCTCTGGTGTTACCATTATCTGGTGTAAATTCAAATGTACTGGCTTGATTTGCAAAACCTGTTCCTGTAAATAGCTTTTGACTGTTTGGTAACTTGTAATAATATTCTGCGGTATCTAATGCATTTTCAGTTTCAATACCCATGTATGGATAATCAGCACTGAATGCTTGATTTGGTAAACTAATTAAACCTGCACTTGCTGTTATTTTAGATTTTATTTTGTAATTTGTTAATCCAGTTACGTCACCGCCGTCTAAAGCTGTAGTTAAACCAACGTCTGTGTACATTTTGTATGTAAAGCCACCATTATTTTTTAAATAATATGTATTGCCTATTAATCCTGTACCATTTTTTTCTATAGTATGAAATTGTATTCCTGCTCCATCAGCTACACTTTGTATTACATTGTAACCTGCGTCAGGTACAAAGTTTGTAAGATCAACAATAGGACTTTGATCTGGAATCTTGCCCCATCCACCAACTACTGGTGTAGTATCAATAACATGCCAACCAGCACTATCAAATGTACCTCTTTCATTTGCACCAACTATTAATAAATTTGTTAAAGCACTATCAGTTGCAAGTTGTAGTGTTGTAGTGGTTAATACTTTAACATAAAAAGTATCACCATTGTACTGTGCCATTTGTCCATTAAAGTTTGACAGTATTAATAAGTCACTGTCATTAAAACTGTGTGCTGAGCTTGTTGTAAAAATTGTTTCTTCTGTTGCAGGTGGTGCTGTATAATCAACACTGCTAACTGCACTACCACCAATAAGTGTTAGTGTTCCTGTAACAATAGGATTATACCAATAATCATAAAATGTTAAATTAGCATCAGCTTTTTTAGCTTCAAGGTAATTTATAAACTTACTCATGTCTTGCATGGCTTCTGAATTTGTAGTTGATAAATCACTTACTGGATCTAAGTTACTCCAACTTCTGTATGTACCGTCTAATAATTCATCTACTCTTTTTACTAGTCCACTTGTACTATTACCATAATAATCTGGATCAATATAATCACTGCTTAAATTATTTGGGTATGTAAATATCTGTTTCATGTCTGCCATAATTAATAAATTCCCTGCTTCCCACGTCTGTTGAATGCGTTTTGAATAATACCTTCAACTTGCTTTTTGTTTTTCAGAAGGAATTCAGTTCCTGTCTGCGTGTCAATTGCTTGTATAGTTATATTTACCGCTGGACCTCCACCACCAATTTGATCCATTGGTGTAATGTTTGCTGGTCCAGTAATAAGTTCAGGTCCTGCTTCTCCTGCTATACCAAACTTACCTGCGCCTAGTCTACCACCGTCTGCAAAGAAGCCTCCAAAGAAACTGCTAATGCCTGATACTATTCCGCTTAGGCCGCCACCAAGGCCACCACCGCCTCCAAACAATGTACCAAAGATACTACTTAATTGGTTACCACCGTTGAATGTATCTTGTAACAAACTGCTTAGTGTGTTTTTCCATAGTCCTGCAAAACTATCAAAACTTAAATTACCATTTGCTAATCCGTCTGCAAGTGTTTTGTTAAAATCTGTATTGAACTTTTCAGCAAAATCCATACTTGCATCTGACATCTTTTGAAAATCTTCTGTAACACTATTAGTCATGCTACCACTTATCTGGTTTACATTTGTTGCTTGTCTTTTGAATTCTGCTATTACACCATCTACCATATCTGGTACAATTGATCCACCAACAACTTTTTGATACATATTACCAAAGAAGCCTGTAACTTTATCTGTCATATCAGCTGTTGTGTCTTTAACACTGTCAGCCATATTACTGAATGTTCCTGTTACACCATCTTTTAGTTGTATTGCTTTGTCATATATGCCTTGTAAACTTTCTGCTACACCTGTAAAGAAACCTACAATTGATTCAACAACTTTTACAAGTGCATCAAATGCCATTTTAAGTCCAGGTATTGCACTTTCTACAAGCGGTGCAATTGCTTCTGCTATTGTGCCTAACACTCCAAACACTTTGCTTAATATAGGGAATACTAATTCACTTAACACTGTGCCAATTAAATTAAACACTGGTTCTAATTTTGTAAATGCATTTTGTACTTTTTCAATTACTATTGGCATATTTGCCATAATGTCTTCACTTAGTTTAACCAAATGAGGTAACAGAGGTGTAATAGCATCAGTCAATAACTGACCCATGCCTTCTTTTAGTCTACCAATATTATCATTGAATACTTCTGCATTTTTTGCTGCATCTAAATCAACAATTTGACTGTTGGCTGCAACATCTGCTAGTGTGCCTTCTAAAGCTTCTGCACTAGTATTAAGACTTGCAAATTGTTGTTGAATAAGAGGACCTGCTCTACCACCAACTACTTTTGCAAATTCTTCTGTTGTAATTGTGCCTGCATTTAAGGCATTCATCATTTCTTTGAGTAGTTCTGGTCCACTCTTAAGATTGCCATTCATATCTAACAAACTGTCACCCAGTTTATCTGTTATTTTGGCAAATGATTTTTGTCCTTCTGTACCTGCTTTTAATCTACTTGTTGTTTGTAGCATGGCTCTATCAAATGTAGCAGCATCAATACCTGCTTCATTCATAGCCTGCTTCATTACTTGAAAACCTTGGAAGGCTTCATTGCTGGCTGCTGCACCTGCTGTTCTAGCCGCTTTGGCTAAATCATCAAATTCATTAATCTTGTTACCTATGACGCTGACTGCCCCTAGTGCTGCTAATGCACCTGCGGCAACACCCAATGCGGCTTTGAATTTACCTGCACCAGCTGTTAGTCCTCCAAGTCCACCGCTAATTTTATTAATAGTACCGCTAGCGTTATCTTTAGCGTCAATTTTTACTGTATAGTCTGCCATTAGCGTTTCCTTTTCATTTGCTGGTTGAGATAATCATAGTAGGCTACCCAACCTTTAAGCTCTAGTGTACTAACATTATGCAGGACCCATTCTACACTTTGTCCTATGTTTTCTGCAACACGGAACAATAATAAGGTATCAAGATCCTTGTCTAGTTTCCCAGGCTTGATTCCTCAGCTTTTACTTTGTTTGCATTTATTTCTGTGCAAACACGTATAATAACGTTAGGATCAACTTCACGCATAAGAACATCTCTGTCTGCATTCTTAAACATGTGTTTGCCATCTTTGTGAAGTGCTTTTTGAATTAGTGTTTCTACTAACGCACCTACCAATTCACCTTTGGCATGTAGTTCAATAATCTTTTGTTCTTGAACAAACGTACTAATATTTTTATAATAAACAGTAGTGTCCCATTCTGGTACTTTGATACTGTTTAATTCTCCTGCTAGTTGGTCTCTAAAGTGACCTCTTGCTGTTTGTAATACACTCATAATTAATTCTTCCTTGTTGTTTTGCGTAGTGCTGGTTCAACTATTCCCATAGGAGCCTGCCTACTTGTTCTATCACTGTCCAATACTCCAATGTAAGGGACTTTGTTTCTGGCTAATGGAACTGTTCTGCCCATTTTGAAACTGCCTTTTTGATACGCATTTACCCAACCTTTACGGGCTCTTCCTGTATCAATAGGGGTTGTCTTTCTTAGTTCATTTGCAAAGTCATGTGCAAATTTGGATAGACCAGTGCCTATTTCAGCATATAGTTCTCTTTTGATTCCACTTTTTGATTTAGCCACTGATCTTATCCTTT